CCATGAACTCTTCGTCCTGTATTTCATCAACTTTTTTATGTGCTTCTTCAATACTATCCGCCTCAAAATCTCGCTTCATTTCACACTCCCACCAGTCATCACCGACAGTAGAAGCGGTAACATTTGCACCGTCAGGTATTGTTTTTTTAGAGTGATATTCCAACCAGTAAATTGTATATTTCATATTATTCTTCAATTATAGGCATAAGCCCATAAATGCCCCTTTCGCTTTTATGTACTAATGGTTTTAACTTCCCGTTGATAGTCCAGCACATATATCCCACGTTGTCAAGTACCTGTAGTTGCACCCCCAATTCTGAATTAAAACTTATTACACGATTATCTTGGAACTCTGTCAAATCACCCTTTCCCAGAGGTACAATCTGCCCCCAGTTATTCCTGATTATATCATCTATGGTATGTTCCATAGGCTCGATATCGTTGTCGGCTAGCTTCTGTACCACCTCTGATGTAAACTTCTCCCGTCCATTAGCCAGCTTGTACCATGTTTCTATGGTCTTCCGGCTTATAGTCCTACCGACATATCCCTGTTCAATCTCTGTATATAGTATTGCTATTGAGTGTCTGTTGGTTGTAACCAGCACAACATCACTCCCCAGTATATCTATGTATGCTCCCATGTATTGCGGGTGTAGATTATCGTTTCCCATAATCTTTAAGAACGCCCCGACTTGCTTTTTACTCAGTTCCATGTATTTCGTCCTCCAGCTTTTCCAGTAGCTTCGTAAAGTCCTCCACCACAAAACTCTTTAGCCTATCCTCAGCACCATGTACCCAGACGCTCATCGAGTGTTGTCTGTAGTACGATATAAGCTGTTCGATATGTTCTACCAGTCCTTCGCTCATATTATTACCACTTCCATTCAAATTCATTTACGATAATATAATCTACAAAAGGCTTCCACCCGTCTCTTCCTAGAATAGTATACCCCGCCTCTTCAATAAACTGTTGCACCTGTTCAGGTCGCTCAAGCGCACTATAGCTAAACCCCATTCTTTTACTTTTGTCAAACCTCCATGACTTTATGGTTACCCCTGTCATACTATACTTAACTTCTAATACGTGCAATGACTTTACCCGTTCCATTATATTATGCCTCAAACCTTTCATAATTATAGCTTGTCATAGCCTCTAATAATGTGTCAAAGCTGTATATTGTTCCCCCGAGGTCATACTCCCATTCGTCGGTATCACTGTTGAGTGTAAATGTAACTGTATCATCATTGATATTCATATTATATGCCCCCCTCATAATCACCGCTCTCGTCGATTAAGTTTCCTATACCATTTTCTTCCATGTAGTCTTCTACGTCAAAGTATCCTAGTTCAAAGTAGTTCCCACCGTCCACCGAGGCTCTGAAATACCACCCCGTTAGCTCATGCAATGTTAATGTTTTCATTTTACAACCTCCCCTGTTTCTAGGTTTATTATATGGTCATAACCGCTAGCCATTTCGTCTACCCACGACCAGAACATACCGACCCACGTTTCACCGACAATGCTGTACATATAGTACCCTGTGTTGTTGTGGTAGCTTGTTGCCCATTCTCTGACTTCTGTATTTATATCTTTAGACATATTATAACCTCTTTCCCTGTATTGTCAATACTAATGCAATATATTCTGCTTCTGATAGTTTCATTTTTTCCATATTATACCTCTGTTATATTATAGCTTACGTTTTTTATAGTATTTGTCTCATAACCACCGCCCGCCACAAGCGCAAGGTCGTGTTTCATGTATGATATCATATCTTCCCCGTCACCGCCGTATATATTTGTATCGAAGCGGTATGTATCCTCGAACCTCAGCCTCCTAGCGTTAGGACAGTCGGGGTGCTCTGCTTTACAATCATATACTATTGTTGCCTTAAATGTTTTTACCATTGCCGTTTTCCTTTCGTTTACCCTCTTATATTATCACGCCATTATGCTATTGTCAACGCTATTCTGTTGTATTATTTACCATCAATAAACTCTACATTTCCGCTTGGATATGTTAGCATTACAGACTCTTGATTAAAGCGTGTCCGCAATTCGTTGCATATATTGAACATAACCACAGAGTCTAATTCTGTTGCAATTTCAATTTTAAAGCTAGTTTCCTCTTCTCCTTGCCAGTATCCAGTAACAAGGTAGATTGTAAAACCGTCAATGCCATGCTTTTTCAATATCCCCGCTACCCGTTGCGGGTATGCTTGACAATTAAAGTCGTTTGTTTCAACGCTATTATCTGATAAAACAGGCGTTGCATTTATTGTATATAGTTTCACAATATACCCCTTTCGTTATATACCCCCTCGGGCATTTATTGCCGTTCGGTTGTATGCTTACATTGTATACCTTGCGTTGTTTCTTGTCAATCACTTATGCAATAATTACAACATTATCTGTATAATTATTGAACGCTTTTTTCCCATTGTATTATTATACTTGAGAAATCCGCCAAGCTCTTGATTGTAAACACTGTTACCTATATCCATATCACTATGGCATATATCTATTGCGCAAGTGTAAGCATTTTGCAACAGGTCGAGGTGCTATATATTGACCGTCGAATCAACTGTGCAACTTGCTTCCGCTTACAGTACCTATTGTACTCTCTATTGCACTTATGCCTAGTCTTGATTATGGCGGTTATTATGTCATAACGCTAACGCCTGTGCATAACTTTCGAGTTGTATCACCGTTGCGCTTGTGCTATAATGTACAGCATGAATGATGTATATACAGATAACGGCGAGTTCATTAGCAAGCTAGCGTTTACAAGGCGAGTCAACGCCTACACCAAAGCGGGTACACTGTTTCGTATAACAGAGTTCACCACCGACGACGGCGTTCAATACCATAACATAAACTTCTATTAAGTCAAATTGAGAGCCTGAGTTCTAATTTTGTTCTATTGTGATACGCAAGAATCCGCCTACCTCTTAAAACCATGCCTGTATATCCCCAGACAGTGTATAAGCACGTATAAGAGACTATAGCTAAAAGATGGGTATACATTCAACTATTGCCCGAAAAGTCTACGTCGCACAATATTTACAATAAGCATACCATAAGAAAACACCCCTATTTCTAGGGGCGTAAACTCAGGTAGATATCCGCGAGACTCTGTGCTACATTGATAGACTAATTAGCATAAGCACAAGTATAGCAATTACTATATAGACTACTATACAAGCGTCACGGGTATATTCAGCTTTCATTACTCTGATATCCTTTGAATGGTCACGGTGTTATTATCAGTATCAACTGTAAGTAGACTACCGTCTGACAGTGTATATTCTGTTACGTCAGTAAAGTAACTATCAACTGCTACAATGTCGTATTTTTCCATATTATTTAACCCCTGCTAGTTTCTCTAACACAGTCTCAACAGCGCATGACCTAGTGACGCACTTATCGAACGAATACTTTGCTTCTCGGCGTTGCTTCGCTGTTATTGACAAATCAAACTGACGCTCGCACCAGTAGTGCTCCTGTTCTGTTAGGCTAGCTAGTTGCTCTGTTACTATCTTGATTGCTTCTTGCATATATCCTTCTTTCGTTATTAGTTGCTTACGCTGTCTATTATAACGGTTATGCAATAGCAATGCAAGTGTAATAAATACAACACACTATAACACATCGACCCCTGTTAGCCTGTGGATAACTGCCTATTATATACAATAAGCACCCGTCACAAGGTCAATCATGCCCGTATCTGTTAGGGTGTCCAGAATCACGGCGTTATATAAACACTTTGGTCCACCGAGTGCAAAGCGTGTATCTATGCTATATCATGTATATGTACTATAGTATACTATATGTTATAATAAGCACACATGTATAATTGTTGTATATAGTGCATCATGTAGTTATTACAACAGGTGGGGTGGTGGAGGCTACGGCATTGGTCTGTGTGGGGTCGGGAGTATCTTGTACAAGGTTAGAATATCCCCCAACAATTTTTCAGACTATCCATACCTTTGCATAATGTTGTAAAAAGGTATTGACATATACTACTCCCTATGCTATAATAGATACCATGAAGAGTAAACAAGGAAAACCACCAGGTACCAGGAAAGTCGCCACTACTGGGCCGAACGGGGTAGTCAAAGAGAATCAGTGGCAATCTAGTCAGCGACAACAAGATGCCTTAAAGTATTATATGGACCCAGCAGAGAAAGAGACATGGGGTAACGCCTTCAAGTCACTGACCAAGGCAGGGTACTCAGACAACTGGGCGAGTAAGTTATCCTCTAAAGGTACCCTTACTGAGTGGTTCCTACAGGCAGTTGACATACAAAGGATTAACCCAATGCACTTACAACAGAAGTTGCAGAAGATTATCAACGACCCAATGGAGGAAACTAAGGACCAGCTAACAGCAATGAAGATGCTCGGTGGTGAGATGGGTATGTTCCAGTCTACCATTAGAGTGAAAGAAGTAAGCGCAGTTGAGCAAGCATTAAACGAAGTATTGGATATGTAATATGAGTAAATTGAATAGTCTACAGATAGGGTTTGAGCCGATGGGGTTCGGGTTCGGTGGCACACAGTATAAGATAACCGTCGTAGTCGATGGGCTAAAACACAGCAACTCGGTTACCGTTGTCGAGCCACTCCCACACGAATCAGAGATTGAGATGCTAATTAGGATGTATGAACGGTTAAAGCGTTCCTTAGAGGAGGCAGAGCAAAATAATGACGTATAAGGAAAAAATCACAGGGGTCAGAATTGATAACACAGACGATAGCGCAGAATGTGATAAACTACCTGTCTTAGTATCAAAAAGGAACAAACGTCAAATCTACCTCTGGGATGTGAATAAAGAGTGGTATGACGGATTAAAGAACAAAAGTAGAACACTAAATCTACTGATGCAACAGTATCGAAAGTCGGTAGAATAATGGCAAGAATCCTCACTAAAGAGGAGCTTGAGCACATTAACGCAGTACGTAAGGATTATTGGCGGTTTAAGAAGAACCTATACATACGAGATAAGTTTGGCCGGTTGGTTCTATTTGAACCTAATATACCGCAGACTATATTTCTTAACTGGGCGCTTAAAGAACTAGCTGCTGGCCGGCCAGTTAAGGCTATTCTACTCAAGGCTCGCCAGATGGGTATGTCTACAGCAGTAGAGTCACTCATATACTGGTGGACAATTACCCACAAGAACCTTCATTCAGTAATCCTTGGGCATAAGGAGAAGTCATCACGAGCACTCTTCGGAATGTTCCGTCGATACTACGACAACTCCAATCCTAATTTCAAGCCCTCAAAGCGGCTATCTAACAAGAAAGAACTAGTATTTGAACTATATGATGCTGACGATAGACAGATTGGCCTCGGTAGTGATATACAAGTTGAAACTGCTAATGCGGAAGGTGTCGGTAGGGCCGAGACAATTAACTGTCTACATGCATCTGAGGTAGGTGAATACGAGAATGGTGAGGAAATCATCTCAGGTATCATGCCTACAATCCCAGATAGGGTCGTATTCGACATAGAAGCTGGCGAGATTCCCTCAATAGTAGTCCTAGAGTCTACGGCAAAGGGCCGTGGTACGTACTTTCATACCGAATGGGAGAACGCAGTCACCGGAAAGAACAACTATACACCGTTCTTCTTCCCTTGGTGGGTGGACCCAGAGTATGAACGAGAGGGAGAACCACTTGGTAAGCTCTCTGAATACGAAGAGTTCCTCATTGACCTGTTCAAGAAGGGCTGTGCAGTAGGCGGACAAGTCATTAAGATACCAAAGAGCAGTTTTATGCGTAAAATTCGCTTCTACCGGTACAAAGCTAATGATTTTAGTTCCCATCCTGAGCTTATGTACCAGGAATATCCGTCTACAGCACGAGAAGCCTTCCTATCTAACGGCGCACAGGTATTTAATGCCATGGCGCTCGAAAGATTAGACAATGATAAGTACGATGAGTCACTTCTTGACCACTACGAGATAGATTGTGGTGAAGATGGAGACTTTGAGCACTACTCACTAACTCCGGTACCATTCGACCAACGTGGATACGATGAAGGAAACGAAGGTGCCAACGGTAGATTGAAGATTTACACCCCAAGAATACCTGGACACGAGTACGTTCTGGCCGGGGACGTTGCGGAAGGACTAAAGGTAGGTGACTACTCAGTGGCGGACGTTGTTGACGTAAGTACTATGCAGACAGTTGCCAGGTGGAGGGGCCATATAGACCCAGATAAGTTCGGAGATGTATGTGCAGCCCTTGGATTCCACTACAACTATGCCCTAGTCGGCGTAGAGGTCAACAACCACGGCCTCACGACAGTCCAGCGCTTACGAGACATCTACTATACGAATATGTTTAAGCGTGAGAAGGGTTACGACGAGGACTTCGAGGAAGCAACAGTAAACCTCGGATGGAAGACTGATGTTAGAACAAAGAGGATAGCTACTGATGACCTTGCCAGACTTATCAGGGATGGAATAATCCAGGATAAGGACGGCGACTTCATTGATGAGGCGTTCTCGTTCGTGAAAGATGACCGGGGTAGGCGTGGCGCAGAGGTTGGCGCACATGACGATACGATTATGGCAAAGGCTATAGCATATCAGCTATTTGCCTGGGGAGAGAACGATATTAAAGACCTCAGCGTGTATGTACCGCCAGAGGTTGCAGAATTACTTAATAAAAATAGGATAAAATAATATGGCAACTACAGAAAATACAACGCCACAAGTTCTCGACTCAGAGTTAGCTGCAAAGCAAGATATAATCTTTGACCGAGTAATGGGCGATTTTAACAAGGCTAGGGATTATGTAAAGAATAATTACCAAGCGATATGGGATACTTGCTTTAAGGCAAAACGCCTACAGAGAAGCCACCGCTCGTATAACGGTACAGCAGACGAAGCAAATACGGAGATTCACTCTATACGTGAGACGGTTGTTACTAATATAGCCGGTTCAAAACCAAAGTTTAAGTATCTTCCAGTAAGAGAAGACCAAGAGCAGAACCTAACCGTTCTTAATGACTATGCAGCATTTGTATGGTCACAGAACAAGATGACACGTAAGACACTTGGCGTTATCGGTGACTTTGTTGACTACGGTAATGGATTCCTGTTCATGCCGTGGAGTGCAAGAAAGGGTTTTACTCAAATACAGAGAGTTGCCCTGCCAGATGTATTCGTTGACCCTACTGCGTTCCAGCTAAATACTCCAGACGACCCAGGATACCCACGCTATATGGGGCATAGGTTCCTATCTAGTCTTGATAGTCTAAAGGCAGAAAAGATTGTTGATGTTGAAACCGGTGAGTTGGTCGCTAAGTATAAGAATCTTGACCTTGTAACTAATGGTGCAGCTAATACTGACGAGATGGATAAGGCCCGCAAGGAAGCTCTTATTGGCTCTACCCTGGGTAAAGATGCACTTAAAATGCAGACAGAGGTTATTGACTATTACACCCAGCGCCGTCATATTATGATTGCTAATCGTTCAGTAGTTATTCTTAACGAAGAGACTCCATACCATAAGAACTCAGAAGTAGTTGAAAAGACTACTGTTATCAACGGACAGCCAATTACGGCTAAGGTTACGATTCCGGAAGTGCGTGGATTCTTGCCATACGCCATGGCTCGCAACTACGTAGACGATAGCTTGCTATACGCAATGGGTGACATCGAAGTTATCCTTGATACATGGGAAGCTCTCAATGATACCGGTAGCCAGAAGCGAGACAACTTAGCTCATGCTAATAACAATATGTCTCGTATCGACCCACGATTCAAGTACATGAAGGAACAGATTAAAAATGCTCCCGGTGTAGTTATTCCACTTCCAAAGGGTGCCTACGAACCACTACCAAAAGAGAACATCGGGCCTGATGCTGACAATGAGATTGCGCGACAGACACAGCAAATGCGTAGCGCTGCTGCTGCTGATGCTGCTGCCCAGGGTCTAACACAGCCAAAGGGGCGCACGACTGCTACTGAGATTCAAGCACAGTTGACGCAGACGGGTTCTCGCGGTACAAGTAAGCTACAGAACATTGAAGATGAGTTCTTCGGCCAAGTAGCTATGATTATCCACAAAGAAGCTAGAATCTTCTTAGATGAAGTTAAGGCAGTACGTGTTATGGGTGATAAGGGTGTCGAATGGGCAACCTATACGCCAGGTAAGTATAATGATGAGTTTGAGCCTCGTGTAGTTCTTGAGTCTACTGCAAACGCAGAGGCTGCAATGGACGCACAAGAGATGCAAGTCATGCTACAGTTCTTTATGAATGACCCACTTACTAACCAGAAGAAACTTCGTGAATTGGCCGGGGAGAGATTACTCAGTCGAGTACCGAAGGATGACCTGAAAGAACTATTCACAGTAGATACACCAATCGTCGGCCCAGATGGTCAACCGATGGATGCCGGTATGCAACAGAGCAATGCTTTGATGACACCAGGCGCAGCGGCTATGATGAAGGGTGAGGTACCTGTAGACCCAAAAGCAACAGGAGCAACAGCTAGAGGTAAGGCCACACAGACTGGTACGCAAGGTGGTGGCGGTGCTGACTCCGGAGTGAACAACATACGACGTACCCGCGCAACACAGCCAAGTACAAAGATGACAGCAACAACTAAGACACGATAAGGAGTTATATGGTTAAACTAACAGACGATGAAAAGAAAGAACGGCAGATACGCAATGATTGGTCTGCCTTCTCGCACACACTAGCATACGAAGACCTGATGGGCTTCATTAAGATGGAAAAGGAACGCTGGGCTATCATGGCCCAGGGTCCACTTGATGTAGATACATTAGGCAGTAAGAGTGAAGAATTAGTACAATTCGAGCCAGAAAAGTTCGCTTACCTCTTGCAAAGAAGTGTCGGGTGTGATATAGTAAAGATGTACGTTGAAAGTCTTGTCGAAAAACAAGAACCATCAGCGTAATAATAATTGATAGAAACAGGAGTATCCTAGATGTCAGAATCCCTTACCGGAACTGAAAGTGTATCAACTGAAACCAGCGGCGTAGAAGCCCCTACTGGAGAAGACACTTCCAACACGGCGGATGTAACACAGGACGTAACCGTAGATGAGCAATCAACTGCGGGTGCCTCAGACGACACCGCTAAACAAACAGAAACAAACACTGAAAACGAAACAGGCGGTGTTGTAGATAAGGACCTAGCAAAATTTGCGAAAGGTCAAGGCTGGTCAGAAGAAGATTTAAGTAATGCTACTCAGAAAGAGTTAGCAGCGTTGAAATTAGCTCGCGGCAATGTCGTAGAGCAGCGCACAAAAATGAGCAAAGAGAAAGTATCAGATACTAGCAATTTACTTGCCGGTGATGGTCTTGAACTCGAAGTTCGCAAACTTAAATACAAAGATGCCAGTAATGATTTCTTTAACCAAGAAGATATCGACAGGTCACTTGAGCCGTCAATGACTCAAATAATCAAAGATAAATTCGAGCAAGTTAAGGCAGAGAGTGGTGAAGAGTTTGCTAGACAGTATATTACCGTCTTCGGAGCTGACCTACCAACTGTATATAAACTAGCACAACTGGAATCAGGAAAACTTGATACAAAAACAGCAGTAGAGCAGGGTCGCCGTGAAGAGAGGGATTCTATCAATCGACAGCTTAGTGCCTCAGCACCCGATTCGGATGCAGTACAACCAACAGCAGGAGCACCGATAGTTTCGGAAGAGTGGATTAAAACTACTTATGACCCGAAGAACCCGGAGCACAAAAAACTTGTTGATGCGTATTTCGGACACTAAACAAACAGATTAAATAATAACAAATAGGAAATATAAAATTATGCCAAATTACATTCAGCCAACCGTTGGCACCGGAGCAGTAGATGATGCTGCACATTCAAAACTCTTAGTCCCGGAACTATGGGCAAAAGAGCTTGAATCAGAGCGTGTTAATAACTTGGTTATGTGGCCTCTTATCGACGGACGTTTCGACAGCGAAATTTCTGCTATGGGTGATACACTCCATATTGACTTCGCCGCTGAAATTGATGACGCTACAACTGCCAACTTTACAGTTGGAAGTGATGCAACAATCACAGCTCTTGATATCTCACAAACTGACCTCTTAATTGACCGCTACATCCGACATGGTATTGGTGTTCAAGATGCCCTCAAAGCACAAAGCGCATATGCACTTCGTTCTACACAAGAGGGTGTTCTCGCTCGGTTCTTGGACCGCGCTAAGGACGAGGAAGTTATGCGAAAAGCTGTTGCTGGCTTTACGGTTAACACCGCAATCACAGCATCAGGTACCGCCGGTGTACTGACATTTGCAGACATCGTTGATGCAGCTACCCAGCTTGATAAGGCTAACGTCCCAGAAGGCGACCGCTACCTAGTAGTCAACAGCCAGGGTCGTGGTGACCTACGCAAGATTCCAGAATTTACCGCTTACAAAGAGACTGGTGAATCAGGACTTGTCAAGGGTTCTAACGGATTTGTTGGAGAAATCTACAATATGCCGGTATACGTTACCAACGCAGTTACTGTAGCTTCTAGCAAGTACCAGTTCTTGATGTTCCACAAGAGCGCAATCATAGGTGCAACGCAAGACGTACCAAAGGTTGAGTTCTACCGTGACGCTCTCAAGGGCCAAGATGACCTAATCGCAGGTGAACTATTCGGTGTTAAGGTTTTGCGACCTGACCACGGTGTTCTCATCAAGCGAACGGCCAACGCCAGCTCTATCTAGGGCATTGATTTCCCTCCTCCTCCAATTAAATAAAAGGGGGTGGAGGGATTTCTTTTATGAATAAGAATAGGAGTTGATAATGATAACTATATTCAGAAGCCAGATATTTACTGTCGGCGGGATAGAGTCTTGGTTATACTATATAGCTAAGAAGTATCACGATGACTACGATATACAAGTATACTATGATGATGCTGATGTACGGCAAATCTCAAGATTAAGCAAGTACGTCAAGTGTATAAAATACAACGGACAAACGGTTAAGTGTGATAAGGCCATATATTGTTATGATTTTATGGGCATAGAAACCACAGAAGCCAACGAGTACCTACATATAGTTCATGCAGACTACGATAAGATAAACCTACGACCAACTATTCCGAATAAGATAAACAGAATATTTGGAGTTAGTAAACTAGCCTGTTCCAGTTTTACTAAGAAATTTGGAATGAAGTGCGAGCTTTTATATAACCCAGTAGATATTACTGATACCGAAAAACCCATTAAGTTAGTGAGCGCTACAAGGCTTACGATAGAAAAGGGTCTTGAAAGAATGAGAGAGCTAGCGAGAGTTCTTGATAATAAGGGAGTGTCTTACCAGTGGGATATATTCACTAATCAGCCCGGAGAGATTGATAGCCCAAATGTTACCTTTAGAAAACCAAAGCTAGATATAGCTGGAGACATAAAGACAGCAGACTATCTGGTACAGCTAAGTGATACAGAAAGCTACTGTTACTCAGTAGTAGAAGCTCTATCGCTCGGCACAAAGGTTATAGCTACTGATATACCAGTCCTAAAAGAACTCGGCGTAACAGACAAGTACGGGGTTATTATTGACCTAGAAGAAACAAATTATGACACATACGTAGATGCCATAATCAGCAGGAAAGATGATACTATAGAGTATACACCGCCTGATGACAATTACAAAAGTATTCTAGGCAAAAAAGAGAAGAGCAAATATCGTAATGATATGCTACTCGTACAGAACCTTCGCGGTATGACTACCTATATGGAAGAAAAACAGACACTTAGGGAGGGTGACTTTATGTTCGTAAAGGACTCCCCTAGAACAGATATGTTAGTAAAAGAAAAATACGTTAAGATAATAAGATAAGGATAATTAAATGGCCGCAACTTTTGAGTTCAATGAAGACAACGGTGCTGCAACCGGTTCTCCGGCTAAGGGTACTACCCGCAATACTGCCGTCACTCAGGTCAACTGGAAATCAGTAGATGATGTCGCTACGGCATACACAGCCGCATCAGTAAACGCTGGTGATAACAGTTTCCCAAAGTATCAATTCGGTAAGTTTACTGGCACTTTCAACCAGATTAGCGCTGGCCTATGGGCGCACACGGCAGGTACGTTTGGTACGGGCTTGACTCTCTACGGAGCAGTTACTTCTACCTACGCTACCCCATCACAATCAGCAACAGCAGGATTGAGTGATATTTCAGCAGTTACAGCTATTGCATCAGGTGCGACAGTTCTGTTCCATACAACTGGTCCAGAAGGTGCAACACCTACAGCTACACTTGCAGCAGCAGGATACACACAATACTTGGTTACACAGGCTCGTACTACTGGTTCTGCATCAACTGGCGATTCAGCTACGATGACCTTAACTTTACGCTATTCTGAGAATTAACAGAGAGAGAAAGAGTCATAATACAATATGAGTACAACAACAAAACCGCTTACGATGCTATGGTCTGTCTACTTTGAAGATGGTCACATTATAGACCAATCAGAGGATGACAGATATAGCAAGCATGATGATACTGCTGAATGGAACCCATCAGCCTTCCGAGATATACTTGATTACGAAGAGAAATCACCAATTAAGTTCTTTCACCTATTAGACCAGACAAAAATGAATGGGATATATAGTGTGGACCTTAGTACTGGAGAGTTCTCAATAGATAGCAAGACATTCCGACTTGATGATGCCGAGTCCCCACGTAAACTGATTTATTTCAGGAACATGGACAGGGATAACATCGACGGCGTTTGGCAAGAGCCACGAGTAGTATCATACAACTTCGGATACGAATACAAAAATAATAAGGGTAAAACCGTAAAGAGGATAATAACACTAGATGGCAAATAAAAAAGACTTTGCAACAGGCGTGGTATCTAGCCTTTCTGGTACTACTCTTACTTTCCAGACTGGTTATGGGCAGACAATGCCTACACCACCATTCTACCTCACTTTGTCCCCACCCGGACAACTTACCACACTTGGAAACTCAGAAAAGGTTTTGGTTACATCTAAGACTAGCGCTGAGGTGTTCGAGTGTACACGAGCACAAGGTGACACTACATCTAAAACGGTGGTGAGTGGCTGGATTGCAGTAAACAGTATCTATACTGATGACCTTTTGACTTCATCCATGACAATGGGTGAGGTTCTTACTGGTACCCCAAACGGTGTACTAACTGCCTTCACTACAGCTAGCGCATTTACTTTGATAGAAGTATTTAAGAACGGTGTACGTTTACGTGGTGGAGCTGGTAATGACTATACTACGTCTGGACAAACAATAACATTCACAACTGCACCGGCAACGGGAGCAGTTCTTCTTGCTAACTATATACTTGGCTCACAGTTAATGATTACTGGCTCTAATAGCCTAATCACTAAAGAAGCCGCTGTCGGTACAGTAAATGGCTCAAACACATCATTCTCAGTATCAAAAGGTTCTTATATTGCCGGTAGCCTACAGCTATACATCAACGGACTAAGGCAAGGTATTGCTAACGTCACTGAGACTTCTCCGACAACCGGTACATTTGCATTAGATACGGCCCCTCTTACTGGCGATAACGTAGAGGTAGGATATCAATATGTTCTATCTGTTAGCGGCAACGCAGATACAGTAGACAGCTACCATGCTAGCGCGACAGCTACGGCAAACCAAATACTCCCACTGGACGCGAACGCAAGGATGGACGCATCTGTTATAACTAACCCATATATGTTTAGTGCATACTGTAGCACTGGCAAGGCGGCGAACACGACTTCTGTTGCTGTTGATTTTCAGACTGAGTTATTCGACCCAAACAGTAACTTCGCTTCAAGCCGTTATACTGCTCCTGTTTCTGGATACTACCAAGTAAATGCCCAAGTATGGTGGGGCCCTGCTGGTACTGGTCCTACTGAAAACTGCGTGATTAGATTATATAAGAACAGCTCAGGGACTGGTATGCCAGAGAGCATGTGGATGAATGGTTCTGGCGACGCGTATAGATTGCTTAAACCACAGATACATAGCCTGATACAACTAACTGCTGGAGACTATATAGAGGTAATCATTCAGACAACGGGTACACGCGACATCGTTGCTGGCGCTGCTAACACATTCTTTAATGGCTTCCTGGTGAGCAAGGCATAATATGGCACAAAAAATAAATTCATCACAATTATTAAACGGAATCGTTAAGAAGCGTCAAGGTTCTAGTGCTACGGACTGGAGCGCCGCAGGGACAACCAGCTACGACGTATCTTCCTCTCCAGTAAAAATACAGGTAGGTAGGGTACAGATAACTGCCGACCCATTCACTATTACATTTCCAGAGACATTTACAAATCCCCCCATATTAGTAGGTAATCAGATGGGAAACATAAGTGCTAACGGATTTTTACGAGTGAATAGCACAACCGCGTCGGCAGCATCGGTATCATTCATCAATGACTCTGGTACTGCTATAACAACACAGTATGTATCGTGGATAGCAATAGGAATATAATATGGCAGAAACTAAAATTACAAATAACGAGCTTGACCCATCCCCTGCTACCCGTAATGACCCAAGGGTGACAGTAGCTAATAAAACATCTGCTCAGGCAATTACAGGAGCTGCTGGCAATGTAACTGATTTAGCAGTATCTTTGGCGGCCTCGACGACTTATAGGATAGAACTAAACATCCCAATCAGCGCAGTGTCAGGAACATCTCCCACACTAAACTTAGGGTTCACTGGCCCAGCTTCTCCTACACTAGTAAGTCTACGCAGGACTCAAATGACCTCTGCATCAGCAATAACTACATCAGTTATTACTTCGTTTACTACGATGGGTGCTAGCACCGCCGTTGCAAATACACATCATACTATAGAGGGAACAATCGTAAATGGTGCAAATGCTGGTACGTTACAGTTACAGGCTACTGCTGCTGGCACAACACCATCTATTACAATAGCTGCTGGCGCAAGTATTATAGCAACAAAAATATCCTAATACAATAAAGAAAGGGGGCCAATACAATGGCGACGATTGACACATACGCAAGTTCAAACATAAATGTTACATGGCAAGCGTATGGCATATTTGACATAGCAGAGACATTCGCCGTAACGTCTTCTACGTATACAGTTACCTCAGCTACTATGTATCTGACAAAGTTTGGCTCTCCTACCGGTAACTATTATTATAAAATATCTAGTATAACTGGTACGCCGGGTTCTACCGCAATACCGAATACGGTATTAGCTACCTCATCTGCTGGTAACGCTGCTACTCTTCCGACATTTCCTCCGACATCAAATGCCACACCGATAACTCTAAACTTTAGTGGATTAGACCTAGCGCCTGGCAACTATATGTTATCACTATCATACTCTGGTGGCGATACCAACAACTCTGTCGGTGCTGGTACGAAGAACGGGTCTTCTGATAGTACCAGGAACTCAGCCTACTATTTAGGAGGATTTACAGCAGATACCGTTAATGATATAGCGTATGTAATTACCGGTAACGCCTATTCTGTCACAGATAAGGCGCAAACTGGCAAGGTGAATATATACGGAACATCCGTTCCAACTACAGCTCCATCTGGTATGTCGGCAGGTTACGGTGGTATTACTGGGCTTGGTGCAACCGGATTTGGTGAAGCAGTTAATGCCGTTAGTACGACTACTGATGTAACCCAAACTGGTAAATTGTTCGTTAATCTTACTAGTACAAAAGACCAGGCCGGAAAGTTAAGGGTTGAGAAGACTCTCGATACTACCCAGACGGGTAGGTTACGAGTTAAGATTACTTATGATAGAACCCAGACGGGTAAACTCCGCGTCAAGGGTATACTAGATAAAACTGTTACCGGTGTCGTGAGAATCAAGGGAATCCTCGACACTACTCAGACAGGCAAGTTAAGAGTTGGTCAGATAACGTCAAGGACACAGCTCGGTACGGTACGCGTTAAACAGACTACTGACAAGACAACTACTGGTAAGGTATACATATCCTCAGAGCCAATTAGGTCAATACAGGGTAAACTGCGAGTATCTAAGACACTCGATGCAGACCAAGTAGGAAAACTGTTCGTCTATAGATTAAACACTAAAGACCAGCTAGGACTCTTACGGGTATCGAAAACACTTGATAATACCATAACTGGTAAAATCAGGATGATAGGTACTCACCTATACGACCAAACTGGTAAATTGAGAATCAAGAAGGTTCTTGACCTCAGCCAACTAGGTAAGTTACGGGTCAGTAAGGTAGTCACACAGACTATCTCCGGTTTACTCAGAATCGGTAAGATATCGACAGCAGACCAGACCGGTAAGCTACGTGTTCATGCCCTCTCTGTTAAGTCGATAAATGGCACCCTCCGAATTAAAAAGACGGTAGATAGACCACTTATAGGTAAACTGTTCGTAGTTCTGCAAACGACCTCTGACGTTTTTGGAAGAATAAGGGTATTTAACAAGACTATCTCCAGTGGAATCTATAAACAAGATTCTGAGGAGAATGGGACAATCAATACTGCCGATATTGATGGCTCTGGAATATACAAACAAACTGGTGCTAGCAATGATACTCTCGAATCTGTACAAGCAGACGAAAGCGGTATATACAAGCAATCATCACCTGATAACGGAAAACTATAATTTATAAAAGGAATACACATGGATTTTACTTTAGCTGGACTTAGGAACCGCATCCTAACAGACAAACTGGACGACCCAGACTATGATACTACTGTTGTTGATAATTTCATCAATGATGCCCATAGTGAAGTTTTTAATAAATTACGGCTTAGTTTTCAGGAGAAGATATTTAAGGGTGATGTACCAGTCAACTCTAATATGTTCCAGCTACCTGCTGACCTAGCAAACCTTGAACATTGTTCTATTACTGGAGTCCCTGGATTCCATAGAATGAAAATGGAGTGGAGAGACTTCTTCGCTAAGTTCCCTGATGCAGATACAGATACTGCCGGGGAACCAGTAGCGTGGACACTATTTGGTGATAACATCATATTCTCACGGCCAACAGATAAGGCCTACACAATGAATATGTTTTATATAAAGAAAGCTCCAACGCTCACAGAAGGTACATCAGTACCGGCAACTCCACAGGAATTCGCAGAAGTATTACTACTTGGCGCATATGCACGAGTACAAGAACGTGATGGCGACCTAGCCGAAGCACAGGGTACACGAGCTAGATTTACAGAACAACTATTTGATGTTATCGAGAAGTACGGCGAGCGTTCGATAATCGGCCCAATGTACGTAGATAATGCTTTCACTAGCAATAGGCGGTAATTATGGCATCAATAGGATTAAAAACAGCAGATGCAATCGGAAAGAATCTAGTCCTTAGAGGGCTTGATTTGGTGAACCCTCCTGATATGATGCAAGAGGGCAGCACACCATCAGCACATGACTTCCGGTTGTACGCTAAACAAGAGAATGACCGTAAGGTTGCTGTTAGCAGTCGGTTCGGTCCGGGAGAATACGTTTCACCACTAGGAGAGACGCTCGATACGCAGAATGTATCTACTACTGGTGCTGCTACAGCTAGCGTTGGGACTCTGGCCGGCCAGCATTTATGGCTAGTAACTCCAGGTGCGTCTGGTGCTCTAACTAAGATAGATATTAAGATGAGCGACGTTGGTGGCGGAAAAGTACCGCTGATGGTCACTGTATATCAGAATAATACTGGTATTGTTGGTAACGTACTCGCTGAGAGTTCTATAGTCTCGGAAGACGTATCCGGTACGGCGACATACTGTTCTGCACAATTTATCACCCCATACATTGCCACATCGGGAGTGTCTTTTTGGGTAGGTACTATCATACAAGATGATGGTGCCGACACAGATACATATACACTATCTACTGCTACAGCTACACCTCATGCCTACAAGACAGACTCGACTCTTACGCAAATAGTACAGCAATCTTACGCCGTGAATTATAAAACGTATATAACCCCCGTTTCGCATGATAAGGGACAATATAGGTTTAATAAAGAAAATGGCGTAAACGTCACGATGGCTCCATATGGTACCACAATGTATACCATAGACGAGACGAATCACGTACTCACTCCATTAATCACGGGACTATCTTCCAGCGCTACGGAGTACAGCTTTACCGATGGTGACGGCAAAGTATTCTGGGTGAATGGGTATGATTTAATGACTGCGTGGAACGGCACATACGAAGCAACGAACACCAATATAGTAACTAACGGTGGATTTACTACCGATACTACAGGTTGGGCGGCCACTGGGGGCGGAACCGGAAACGCAATAGCAAGGTACACATCTGATTTTCATACTACTCCGGCATCATTGAATATTACTGCTACAAGTGGTACTCGTTCAGCTAGATATGCTACGGCAGGTATGCTTCTTAACCATAGATATAAGATTTCCTTCTGGGCTAAGGGTGCATCAGCATCCGGCAATATCCAGTTCTGTTTCAACACGACCCCAGTGGCAGCGACAGTTACTGCGATAACGGCAGCATGGGCGCAATACTCATTCTACTACACAGCTACAGCAGACTCAACTTCGTTTGATATTCAGTCTACAGCGGTAAACTTCTTACTCGATGATGTATCACTTGTTGATACTGGTATTGAGTATATCATAGACCCTGAGTTACCAATCCTATCGGAGATTCTAATGCACAAAGACCGAATCTGGGGTAAGACAGCAGCGGATAATAATAAGTTGGTATTCTGTGAAGCTCCTGGCAATCCTAGCAATGTGGCATCTACCCTACAGTGGTACCACGCTTGGTTAAGCCTATCGTTCATATATACACCGAGGCCATTTAACGGTTCACCGGTTACTAGAATGGCGTCCTTCCAGGATAGCCTACACGTATGGACACAAGATAATCACTACGTTATCTCTGGATATGATAGGGGTACATTTAGCGAAAGACAGGCTACTGGACATAAGGGCTGCATAAGCCAGCGCGGACTAGTAGTTGATAACAACTCAGTATTCTTTGTTAGCGATAATGGAAACTACGAGTTTAACGGTTCGTCTGATAAAAAGATATCAGGACCAGTGGACCCGTTATTCGATGCTTGTGCCAACAAGTACATGATTACTCCAGTAGTCTGGAAGAACCAAGTAAGGTTCTATATGGCATCATCTGGTTCATCGGTAAATGATTCATGTTTGATATATGATAAGGAGACTGGTGACTGGATGTATGATACTCGCACCGGAGTCAGTCGAGCAATCTACTATAACGATGCAAATGATAACGGTGAGTTAATAGAGGTAAGCTCTTATGTTCCAGCTCTATATAAAGCAGAACAAAACGCCCACTCCCTCGGTGCTCCAATAGACTTTGAATACGACCTAAAGTATGAAAGCAATGGATATCCAGCGCAGAAGAAACGTATCAAAAGATACTTCCCGCTGTTCCAGGGAGTAGAGAGTACATTTAAGATAGATGTCGGTATGGATAAAGACTTCCAAGACGCGCCACTATTTAAGAAACTACTACTGCTGACAAATGGCGCTACGTGGGATAATTTCTACTGGGATGATGGTACGAGATACGGTGGAGATACAACCTTCAAGATGTACCGTATGTCATTCGGTGGAAATGCTTACTACTGGCAGTTAAGGGTTAAGCGTAAGGGCGTCAATAACCGAGTAGCGTTCATGGGTTCTGAGTATAAATATAGAATTAAGAAAGTATAGGAGGCTTATATGGGCCAAATAAGTATAGCAAATATAGCAGCGAACTCACTAGCCTCAGCTAATGATATAAACGCAAGATTCGGTATAGTTACCGATGAGATGAATGGTAAACTAGATAGTACGAACCTTGCAAATGGCGCAGTTACTACGGCTAAAATCCAGGATGGTGCCGTAACTAGCGCTAAACTGTCCCTCCAGTCTGGGGTAGATGATAATGGATGGAGTTATTACTCTCTCGGAAATTATAAGTATTTTGTAAAATCACAGGTAGTTGATTCTACTGCTTCCGGAAGATTAGGCTCCAATACCTACAGGTATGAAATCGGCCCACAGGTTATGCCTATTGGAGTAAATCAGGCAGCTACATTTTGGATGGGTTGTACTCACACGACGGGTATCCAATTCATAATGAAACCATATTGGAAAGATACAACAACTCTTGCGACAATGGCTTGGAATGTTGGACCAGATGAGTATGTAAACTATACCGCCTACTGGATGGTTATACAGAAGGTATAATATGATAAATCCGCTTCAATTAACAGGACAGGAAACTCCGGAACAAATCGCCACGGTATATAATGACCTGGTATATCAGATTGCGGCGAATGACCGGACGGATGTAAAGAAAGATGAGAACGGTAACTATTTCGAGGCTAACGGTAGGATGCCCGACGGAACTTATAACTTGATTATAATGAAGCCGGGCTACAACTACCAGGATGTGTTTACAACGTAATGGCACTTGATACTACTAAATTAAACCAAATACAGTTCTATTCTGGATTCAGATATGCACAGGTGCTGAAACAAGACGAGATAGATGTTACGCTTACGTCCACATGGCCGACAGCACAACTAGTAGCGTCATTTACTACCCCATTTGGTACAGCGCCACAGTTTGATGTACAGTTCTTGTATGGTGGTCAGTGGCTACCAATAGGAGAGGCCGCGATAGCCTCCGTAACTGCTACTGGTTTATACTTAACGCAAATATCTGGTTCATCCTTACATATACGATACTGGATATATAACCTACCGATTGTGAGTTAATATGGGAATAGATAGAACAAAGTACAACAGGATTGCCTTTTACTCCGGATTCTCATACTTGCGACAGGTTGGCGCAACCATAACGGTTACGTCCCATAACTCAGGATTCGGTTCGCAGACAGTAGATGGAACGGTAATAACCATACCGGCAGAAGTAGTATCAAGGCCCCCGGTAGTAAGATACTACATAGAGTATGACGGAAAGCTCCATGCTCAATCAGTCGGTGACGGAATAGCTGTTGGGTTCAATAGCACAAATATATACGTCGATGGATTCAACAACAACGGTCCAAGTTTCTCGGAAGTATTTAAGGTTCACTTAATAATACAAGATAGGGCAGCAAATGGCACTTAATGATAATGATGGAGTACAGTTTACGTCAGCTCGCTCTACGTTAAAAGTAGTCAGCGAACCTATAACCGGAACACTTACATCCCCATACCAAGCTCCGGGAACAGGTGGTGAGGCAGTTGCTACGATAGCCCACGGGTTAGGAAACGACAGCGTTATACCGGTATGCACAGCACTATGGTCAAATAATGGTCGATACCTATATGCACCATACTCAACTCCAGACGGGAGATATTCATTCTTCTGTAGACATGATTCAACAAATATATATATAGTTGCAAGAGCTTCGTCCGCTGGAGACGCGGTTCCATCAACTACATTTAACTATACATTATTTATTTGTGTACCTTAGGTATTGACAAATAATCAGTAGTGTGATATAGTAGTAACAGAAAACAATAAAGGAAACTAAAGATGGCAGCTCCACAACAGGTACAATCAGTAGCGGACATTATGGCAGAGTTAGCTCCGGCTGCTCAACCAACCCTTCAAAACATAGATGCTAGGGCAGCGTTAATACCCACAAAGTTTGCTGCACAAAAAGCAGGACTTGAGGGCGCTAAGACAGCAGGGTTTAATCAGATAAATGATAGCATGACGGGCAGAGGAATGTCCTTTAGCGGTATGCCTGGCAATGAGATGGCTAACTATCTAGCAGAGAAGTATCTACCGGGTATGCAAGCTGCTGACTATCAGCAAAATGCAGAGACATTATCAGTACAACAGGAAAAGAACGCTGTTACTTCGGGTATAGCTGATAAGGCCGTATCTATCAATCAAAGTCAAAAAGCTACAGCTAATGATTGGGAGAAGATGCTTGCAGAACAGAGCTTTACGGCAGGACAAAATGCACAAAGTAGGCAGAGCGATGTCGTATCTCCACAGGAAGCTGCACTCAGCTTTATCAGTCAAGGACTTGGCTCTGATGGATTCGTATCTCCTTCAACATTCCAGCTTGCAAGAGATGCTTATAAACTTGCCGGTGGTGATACTAGTACGTTCGCAAAAGAGTTCTGGAAGTATACTGGAGCAAGTACTGGACAGAAAAATCAGGGCAATATAGACGCATATTATCATGGATAGGAGTTGATATGGCACTAAGTAGAAAATCACTTAATAGTTTAACGAAGGGGTTCGCCTCTAATCAAAAGGCCATCTCAAAGAAGGCCGAAGAGACACGACTGGCACAAGAGAACGCTAATATGGAAGAAACCGTCAAGGCTAATGCAGCAGCAGATGCTGAGTCTAAGAAGAGCGGTTGGGATAAATTCTGGGGCGGAGTAGGTACTACAGCTACTGACATAGGCAAGGGTCTAGCCGGATTCGGACAGAGAATCGCGGGTACTGTATCGCAGGGCGTAGACGCTGCCTTTGCTGGTGCTAACCTAATAGCTGGTGATAAGAAGAAGGCCGCTGAGTGGGTCAAACGAGCAGAGGATTGGTCAAACGCAGACTCAATAGATGGGCAAAAGCAATCATTCATATCACAGGATTCAATAGAGGGGAAGTCTAACCCCGCGCAATTTGCTGCTGAGTTTACTAAAGCTGGAGCAGATGTTGCAACGCTTGTACAGCCAGAGCTAAATATTGGCTCTACTGCCGCTAAAATTGCATCAGAAGTCGGTATCAATGCCGCTACCACTGGAGCAGCAAGTGCAGCAGACCAGTACGCAAAGACTGGTGGTGTTGACCTTGGTAAGACCGCTAAAGATGCTGCCGTTGGTGGTATCATCGGTGGTGTTGTTCGTGGTGCTCGTGAAGTAGTCGGTGCAGTAAAGGGCGGCGGCAAAACTACTGTTGCTACCGATACCGCCAAGGCTACAGATGCTACGCCACCAGAAGGGCAACTTGCTCTTGGTTCTGGTGTACGCAAACCAGTAGATGTACAGACAGACCTACAACGATATCAGAATGGTGATTTTACTCCAGAAGATAATGTATGGAAAGATAATAAAGTTACTACTCCTGACGGACAAACTGTTGATATAAACTCTGTCAATAAGGATATTGCTACTAATGAGCGTAAGATAGCTGACCTACAGAGACAGCTCGATACATCAACCGGTACAGTAGACGCGAATGGTAATCCCGTTGGGGACCCACTGGCTACTACAGATGTTGCCGGAAAAGCTAGGGCAGTAGAAGAGATAAATACCCTACAACAGAAGAACGCAGAACTACAGAAAACAGTAGACTCTGCGGCAACTGTGTCCGGAGGTTCATCTAGCGTTATAGACTCAGCTAAGGTTGCCGATAACTTCAAGAACTTACAGGCAGAATTAGAACACGCTAAGTCTATTGAATACCAACAGACAGGGCGTACTCCTGCCGAAATACAGGCCGATATTGATAAAATGTCCAGGGGTGAGATTCCACAAGACCTTACTATATCGCACGAACCGGTTACAAGTGCTGCTGATATATTCCACGACACAACTTTACCTGAACACGTACAAAATACTGCTCAGACTATTCTTGACGATAAGGGTAAGGCTACCCAGGTCCTTGACGGTTTAATGAGTAAAGCAAAGGCAGAAATAGCTCATGCACAGATGGACCAGGCATATGCAGACCAAGCTAAACTTATTGACGCTATGCCAGGGCCACGCCAACAGATAGAGCAAGCCAAACTTGACGATAAGTATACTCAGGACCTACAGGCGCTCGACGATAAGGTTACTCAGGACGCTCCTATGGCGGAACAGTACCAGGCTATCGTTGACCACCTCGCTTCTAAAGAGGCAGAGCTGGTTGATAGCGTGAACTCAGGATTCATAGTTGCCGGTGATAGTTTTAGGGTACCGGATAGCAAGTTAGTTGACCAGAGAATGAATGACCTACAGGCAGAGCTGGATAACGCAAAACATTTCTCTGATACCAATACTATCCTTGAGAATAATTCAGCCGACCTACCGGAAAAGATTAAATCAGACCCACAGGTTGCTGACGCTTATCAAGCAAAACTGGCTATGGATACGGCAGACCTAGTACCAAAGAGCCTCAGTCCTATCCGTCGGGTCTTCCTTGCTGTATCTTCTTACAGTAGAACATTCGATGCTATGGGTGTACGTAATGTATATCGTGATATAGTTAAGGCAGAACAGAAGGTTATCGACCAGACGAAGGCAGACTTCAAGATTCTTATCGAAGTTGGTAAATCTATTAAAGATAACCAGGTCACCCCAGGAGAGATTGTTAATGCCCTACAGGATAGGACAAAGATTGCAGACCTACCTGATAGTGTTGCCGGTCTACGTGACCTACTGGATGTTAAAGCTACTCAGATACAACAGAAGGCATATCTTGATGAGGTCGCTCGATTAACTGATAGGAATGTAAAGCTGAAAGATGATAAGAAACTATCCAACGCAGACATAGAAGTTAAGGCTCGCGCCAAGGCTGAGAAGTCTACTATGGATAACTACTTTAGCCACATGAAGTTAGACCCTGAATCAGCCCGTATGCTTCCGGCAGCTAATGACGGTAAAGCATCTTCGACCATAAATTTCGGTTCTTTGAAACAGCGAGAAGGTGATGGGGTCCAGTATAGCCATGACGTAATCAAGGTTATGTCAGCTTATATAACTGGATTCAATAAGAAGTTCTATCTTGAGCCAGCACTAAAGGTACTCGATAATCCTAAATTTATTGAGAAGCTAGATGCTACCGAAAAGGGTGTAGTAGAAGACTATATCGGACAAGTACGTAACATGAAAACTAGTGCGCTTGAAGCATCTGTAAATAACTTCTTCCAATCAGTTACTAAGGGTAAGAGTGGCGGAAATGAATACAGAAGGTTCTTCGGAGCACAGCGTGTTCTTAGCGCCGTAGCTGGAATGGGTGGTAGTTTTTCTACCATAGCCAGACAGCTCACTCAGTCTACCAATACGGTAGTAGAGGTTGGAGCATTGAATACGGCCAGGGGTGCAGTACACTTCATGCAAGCTATAGCGGAACACGTACGTACTGGCAACTTTTCTCCAGAGATGGAATTACTTATGAAATCTGGCGAGTTAGACCAATCTGCTATGGCAAGTATTGGGGACGAACTCACTCGAATTACCGGTGGACGCTCAGGTGTTGGTTCGGCGATGAGAAAGCCTGTTGACGTACTACTGGCTGGAGTTAAATACTCTGACCAATTCAACCGAGGCCAGGCGTTTTATGCTGGATTACTAGATGGTGCTCAGAAGGGTTTGAAGGGTGATGAGCTTACGAACCACGCACTTGACGTAACCCACAATACGCAGTTTAACACTTCACGAATGGATATGCCCAAAGCCCTTAATGGACCAATGGTACGTTCATTAGCACAGTTTGCTACGTTCGGTGCTAAACAGGTAGAGTTTCTTATTCAGGCAGGATTCAAACCTATCAAAGATGCTAAATCTGGAAACTATCGACTAGCTGCACAAGATATGGGACGACTCCTACAGGCCGCTACGGTTGGGTTTGGCATGACGGCCGTTCTATCTCCAATGATAGGATTCCAGCCATCAGAGTGGCTACCGTTCTCGCAGAATATTGCTGAGGGTAACGGGTATGTATCTCCAATGCTACGCCTACTCATAGGTGATAAGGGTAAGGTTGGGCTAAATAGCCTAATCTGGAGAGAGAAGATTACTGATGAAGTTACCGGAAAGAGCCGAGACTTAACACCGGCAGAAGCCGCTCAGAGATTCTGGGATGATAACTGGTCTGGGATTGTTCCGGCTGGTGCTCAGATTAAGAAAACTACTGGCGGCATGGATATGCTTGATAAAGGTCTGTCTACTAATGATTCCGGTAAAGTACAGTTCATGGCCGATAAGTCTCCCGGTACAGATTTACAAGCACTTCTATTCGGTAAGTATGCTAATAAGGGCGGACAGGACTGGGTAGCCCAGGGTATGCCGACTCTATCACAGAAACAATCTGATGAGATACTTAGTATGCCAAAAGAGAATAGGCAGAAGTATTATGACTTCTATCTAAACGCTAAAAAGGGTACTGAGGGCAGAGATAAGGCCGTGGAGACTGTTAAGGAACAAGCGCTATCTAGTCCAGCAATGGCTATGAGAACCGCTAGTGAGTTCAACGCACAGGTTGATAAGCAGATGGAAGAATACTACAAGCGTAATAGTACCATGCCAGTGAGCCTACGGGAGAAGATTACCAACGAACTAAAGATTGATGCGGTAGACCAGATACAAAATGCTGATAATACCCCATCACTCACAACATTACAAAAGAAAAATCAGTCCCTACGCGATATGCTTGGGCTTTAAGGACTAGTTATGGAAGAAACAAAAAAATCTCCAGCGGGTAGATATTACACCTGGAGGGACGCAGCGATGATGGTATACTTCTTGTATATGTTCATCCTTGGCACATCATTCACCGCAGGGCTACCGGGAATATCATATAGTATAGCATCTATGATTGTTGGTGTTATAGGCTTCATAGCCGTACTCTTCAAGTTGAAGAGACTAGAGGGTGTCATGATTGTAACATATGGTCTGTTATTGGGAGCGAGGGCGTTCCTACTCATGCCATACTCTGATATAGCTAACAATAAATCAATCATAGACTTCTTCATGGATGTGTTCAAACAGCGCCCACTGGCTGAGGGACTAGCAGCTATACTACCACTCGCCGCCCTTGCCGCATATAGGTCCAGGAGAGGGAGGCTAGGAAAATGATAGATTGGCCTACAGTAACAGCTATCGTAACGGTAGTGACCGGTGGAGGACTAATAACTGGATATGTGGCGTTCCGGAAAGACAGAAGGGATGCTATGCACGACGACCTAGACTTTACCGAACAGATTAGAGGTATAGCGAAAGATGAGGTTGATAAGGCAAGGGCAGAACTGCTCGTATTATCTAATAAAGTTACTACGTTAGAGAATAGGATTATAGACCTTGAGACATCTCTGAAAATAAAAGAACGAATAATTGGTATGCTAGTGGATTACATAGAGAGTTTGAGAATGACACTTAACGGTGTTAAGCCAACTCCGGTAATACCGGCAGTACCAAAAGAATTACATGAGTACATAAAAGGAGAATAGAATGAATCCAGGATACCAATTCCTAACACAGTACGACTCACCGAACTTTACCCCTGCATCACAGTGTGTTGCTACTTGGGGTGTCTCTCGTAAGCTATACGCTTCTGAGGGTGCAAAGATTGCCATTCACTGGTGGGGCGACCCGAACACTAACCCATCACTAGAGGGTGTTATATCAACACTATGTAACCCGGCTCGACAGGCTTCGGCCCACTTCGTAGCTACGGGAACAGGACGACGAGTTGCTTGTCTTGTGAACACACCGGACGCTTCATGGGCTACCGGCCCAGCCAACCCATTCACGTTCTCAATCGAGTGTGACCCACGTTGCCGTAATGAAGACTATGACGTTGTGGCAGAACTGATAGCAGAACTCCGTAAACAGTATGGTGACTTACCGCTAGTCCCTCACCGTCAGTATATGTCTACAGCTTGCCCTGGTAACTATGACCTCGGACGTTTAGACCGAGAAGCCCGTAACAAGGTAGCCGGTGATGAGTTCGGCACGTCAACGAACCCAGCCCCAGCAATTCCAGTAGACTCCCGTCCAGAATGGGAGAAGAACTTTGTCAAGTATGGAGCCGTCAAGCTCATGTATGCTATTGATAATATCACACCACTCCGAGGCTTTAACGCTCTAGCAGATGTTATTACTAACTACCGCACAGGACAGTCATTCGAGATTCTCGGTGATACCGTTGTTGGTGGAAACAAATACTACATGACCAAGTGGAGTATTGAACACGGTAAGTGGAACGGCTTTGATGCTTATGAGCTTACAGACAAAGACCCAGGCACAGTACCGCCACCAGTGGTAAACCCAGACCCAACCGTACCAAGCACCACTCCGCCCGCCACTAGTTACGATACGTCACAGGACGCACGAATTTCGGCTCTTGAAGCGCTGGTTGGTAAAATAGCAGCGTTCCTTGAGAGCGTGTTTAACAAAATATTTAATAAGTAAGGAGAACATATGGAAGTAATCATCGGACTAGTAGTGACAGCAATCGTAAAGTT